CTCGCCTACGGCTCTCTCCGAATGAAAAGCTGCAATTAGATACTTAACATTATTTTTTTTGAGAAGATGTGTCACCTATCATTGACAACTGAACATGTAGATCGGCATAAATATTCCTCCTATTCTTGACACTCCTAAAAAAGTGTGCTACAATAAAAGGGCAAAATTCGCCCTTTCGTGGTTGAAGTGGGTGTGAATTTTAATCGAGCTGATACTGTCAATATCGGCTCACCGTCCTCTGAGTGTTTGCGGCACTCAGGGGTTTTTTTTATTTTAAAGCTGTATAATTATAGTTTCAGTATCAAAGCCGTCAGACCAATCATCAGAATTAAAGATATGAAAACTGAATTCAAAAGTTTGCATATCGTCTTCGGATATAGAATTTTCCTCTAATGACCAACTATTAATTCCTATTGAATCATTTGCTTTTTTACCTGCATTGACATCCGCAGACATTGTTGTATCAACCATAAAGCCGTTCGCAGAAAAATCACGAACCTGAACTGTATAATTTGTGCTCGTGCTATTTTCAATCAGTACTTTGATTTCTGGACCAAATATACTTCTTGTATAATCCATACCAGTAAAGGTAATCTTAATTCCGTTATTATCAAACAAAACTTGATCTTTGGGTTCTTCAGCAGTAGTTGTTGTAGTGGTGGTAGTAGCTTTAGTGGTCGTAGTAGTCGTTGTTGTGGTAGGCTTTTCCGTCGTTGTTGTCGTTTCTTCCGTCGTAGTCGTAGTCTCCGCTGTGGTTGTCGTCGTTGTGGTTTCCTCTGATGTTGTAGTAGTGGTAGTTGTTGCAGTAGTGTTTTCACTTGAAGATGAACTGTCACCACTTCCACAAGCGGACATTCCGCAAACGAGCGATAATGCAATTACTCCAGCTATAAACTTCTTCATAAAAAACTTCCTCCTTGTAATTCAATAATTTCCGACATTTTTAAACATTTTACTGAAATCATTTACATTGTCTTAAATTGGTGATATAATGTATTTGTAACCATGCAGGAGAAAATTCTGTGTGTATTCCCCTTGTCGATATTCCCAGTATCGGCAGGGGGCTTTTTTATGCATGAAATAAATAATATTTAATTATTGAAACTGCGACAAATAAGCAGAAACTTTTTTAGTGCTCTCAAATTGGACATTATACTACCAATAAATTTTTATAGCAAACAGAATAGGCAAAGAATGGCTTAACTTCATTTTTATTAATCCATATATCAGTAAAGCGACGATTTTCAATATCACTTAATGAATCAACAGAAATACCGAGTCTCTTCTGTTGATTTTTTGATATTATATTTATATTTTCTAAGTCACAGCCGTTTAAATACTGAAAAATCTCGTAGCTCAAAGAATTTAGTCTGTTATCTACTACGATAGGTGAAACTTTGTATGTATGTGCAATATCTTGAATCATATCAAAAACGCCCGTATAAGCATTGTCAAAAGTTTTTACATATTCTTTTATACATGGAAGTAAGACATCATGTGGGAGCATTAGTTCAGCAGCACCTTCATTTGCAAGCCACTCAGTATAACTGTCTTGAAAAGGTTGAACCTTGTCGTAGCAATTAAAAGTGCTGCCTTTACTGTCTTTTTCAAAGTAAACATGCATGAGTTCATGAAAGCCATGAAAGTTTTGTTCTTCTAGAGATAAATGAGAATTAACTAAAATACAGTGAGGTGTATCCTCATTGTCAGATATGTTAGCCATTCCTCTTAAACCCTTAGTCTTAAAAGGTATTGCCGCAATTTTTAAATTATCGTAACTATTGCATACCGAGAAAATGTCTAGTGGATATTTAATTCCATCGTTTAAGAAATCAGTACGCAACTTACGCACTGATTTGTATAGTTGCTCCTTATTAATGTTGAATCACTCCTACTTATTTTTCATCGCTTTAATTGTTTCTATCGCTAGTCTTATATCGTCAGGGTCTATTCCTTCATCTTGTGCTTGCTTTGCAAGGCTAAGATAAACGTTGTCTAATTTCTCTTCTTGACCTAACAGATAGCCAACAGAGACATCTAAAAAATTTGCTATCTCAGGAAGATATTTTTTATAAGATTGGCTATTACCAGATTTCCATGCAGAGAAAACACTTTTTTCAATTCCTAAAGAATCAGTTAATTCTTTTTGAGTACGTTTTTTTTCACTCAATAGTTGAATTATTTTGTCAATAGTGTTCATAATTATACGCTCCATTTTGTTAATTTGCACAAAGTTTTTAAAACGTGAACAAAAAAGCTTGACAGTTGGCAAAATAAAAACTATAATAGGCTTAGAGTTCACGAAGCAACAACTTGAAAAATACGAATTGATTTTGGCGAATCTAATAGAGAGGTTTATAAAATAACAACCCCGTATTTGTATTGTATCAGCTTTGTGAACTTCTGTCAACAGTTAGAAAATATTTTTGTAGGAGGTGACAGATATTGTTCGATACTTTTAGGCAAAATGTCAAAAGACTTGCTAAAGAAAGAAATTTGACTTATGCTCAGATAGCGGAGAAGTCAGGAGTTGAGGAATCAACAATTAAGTGCTTCATGTGCGGAGCAAATGACAGTAGAAGAATTGCCGAAAAAATAGCAGATGTACTTAATATTAGTCTTATTTACAGTAATGGTGAGTACAAAATAATTAATGAAAGGGAAATAGTACGATGAACGAATTAAAAACATTCACAAATGCAGAGTTTGGCTCTGTAAGAACAATCGAGATTGACAACGAACCGTATTTTGTCGGCAAGGACGTTGCTGAAATTCTTGGATATAGTGAGCCAAGAAGTGCAGTATCTAAAAAAGTTGACTCCGAAGATAGAGGCGTTGCTAAAATGGAAACACCTTCGGGTGTTCAGGAAATGACCATAATCAACGAAAGCGGACTTTACAGCCTTATCTTCGGCAGTAAACTTCCAAAGGCAAAAGAATTCAAGCACTGGGTAACAAGCGAGGTTCTTCCTTCAATTCGTAAACACGGTATGTATGCAACAAACGAATTATTAAACGATCCTGATTTTGCTATTCAGGCTTTTACCGCACTCAAAGAAGAGCGTGAACGTAGAAAACAGCTTGAAAGTATAGTAGAGCAGGACAAGCCGAAGGTACTCTTTGCTGATGCTGTTGAAACTGCACAAACTTCAATACTTGTCGGTGATCTTGCAAAGCTTATCAAGCAGAACGGTGTGGATATAGGTCAAAAACGCTTGTTTAACTATCTGCGTGAAAACGGATATCTCATTAAGTCGGGAAACAGCAAGAATATGCCTACTCAAAAGGCTATGGACAAGGGTCTGTTTGAAGTCAAAGAACGTACAATAAATAATCCCGATGGTTCTGTAAGAATTACAAAGACGACAAAGGTCACTGGAAAAGGACAAACTTATTTCATAAACGAGTTCTTGGCATAGTTGTCAACCAGCAAAATGTCAATAGTTAACAGTACGAGAAAACGGACAGAAAATGAGGGGGTTAGGACTTGGCGGCTAATATAGTGTATGCTATAGCGTTCGGATTATTGGCAGGTGGTATTCTGTCAGACTGTGATTTTGATTGTGTTATGGACTACATAATGTTCATTATGGCATTGGGATTATGCCTGTTAAACATAGTATTGTGCCTACTGTGATAAAGAGTACAAACAGCAAAGAAAAAATCAATATGGTCTGTAATATTGCAAGTGAGACAGCTTTTGTGATGAAAACTATTTTACCATGTCGGTCATACCAATTGTGTTGATAGCGATATGTCATTGAAATTTTTGGAATGCCAACATATTTACAAAGATTGTTGTAAGTATCTAAGAAGCTATTGCAAAATTTTTCATAAAACAGCTGTTTGTCATTATCTTCGCAGTTGAGAAAAATTTCAAAGTCATTGTAAACGTTATTTCCAACATAAGCACGATTATCTTCAATTACATTGCAAACTTGCTTTATAACAAAATCAAAATTTTCATTATCTTTATATGTATATAAATGATTTTTAAGCAGTTTAAGCAATGGATCATATATACTGAGAAGTCGTTCTTTTGATATGTCTTTTTTCTTAACTATACATCTGTAGTACCAAAAAGATATAATGATTGCGAGAACAGGACATATAACGGTAATGAAACTATATAATTTTTCCAATTTAAACTTCCTTTCGTATGATTTTTTACATTATACCACAAGAAGTTAGATTTTTCAAGGAGGTACAAAAATGAAACACTACAAAATTAAGCTGACAGACACGTTCAGCGGCGTAAGGCTGGTAACAGTCACGGCAAAGACGGCAGGCGAGGCTATGGACCTTGTTGACCGCTCAGAGGGCGAGAATATCGCCGTTATCGAGGAGCTTGTCTAGCATAGTACAACCCCGATATCCAATAGAATTGAGTAGGAGGTGATAAAAATGCCGAAATATCCGCCTTTAAAAGTCATAAGGCACGTTTCGTTCGACGGTGGCAAAAGCTATAAGCTTTGGGACGATTGCACGGAGCAGGAGCGGCAGGCGGCTGCGGACAGTATCGGTCGCAAGCTTGCAGGAGCTTTGCAGGATATGGTCGGGCGTGACCCGTCGCTCTGGGATAAGCTTTGTGAAACGGCAAGAACTGAGCACCCTGAGTGGATAGCTTAAAACACAGGACGTTAAAATGAAAGGACGTGAGAAAATGATAGCCGTACTAGAGATAATCAGATGTGCCGCAGCGGTAGCGCTCTTGGTGGTGCTTACAATGTATGTAGCGTACAGGTGGTATGTAAGCGTAAAAGAAACTGCCTACGAGGAAGCAGAGGAGAGCATTAAGCGTGCAGTGAGAGAAGCAGGCAGACCCGTGGTCAAGGTCGAAGTTGAAATGAAAGGAAAGTGGTAATGAACATTGTAGGAATACTGCTGATAACAGTAGCCGTGCTTGCAGCGATAGATGTAGTGATGTATCTTGTGCTGAGCGTGGTGGATAGGCACTGGGAGAAACGTTTTGAAAATGGGGAGGATAAAGATGATACCGATGATGACAAAAGAGGAGTTTGAAAAGGTGGTAGAGATTTGCACTAGTGCAGATATGAACTGTGGACAATGTCCGCTTAGCAAAAAAATCTATAGATGCGGCGGATATCTTGCACGCTACATAAAAGAAAACGAGCCTGCACTGTCTGCCAACAGCACAAGCTCGGAGGTGGTATCAAAAGATACCGATAACATACACCTTGATAATAGCACAAAAGAACAGATTTGTCAAGCATATGATACCGCAGACAAAGCCTGTACAGATATACTCGATATCTATGGAGAAATGTCGGCATGTGAGCGTAGAGCTTTTGATATCGGAGAAGTGTACGGAAAAATATGCAGCACAAGGGATAAGCTTGAAAAGTTGAAAGGCGGCGACGGCAAATGAAAGGCTTGCCGACACGTTGTATAGATCCTGTCATGAAGTGCTGTCAGGATTGCGCTTGGGGATATCGTGAATATGGCGATGACGTGGAATGCTCTGCCGACCTAGCAGGCTGTTGCTTTGAAAGCGGTTGTACGTTGGGATTTGATAAGGGCAGACCTGAGGACGAACCGACAGATGAGGAACTGCAAAAGTTTGATGAATGGATGGAAAACCAGTGGAAGGAGAATGAAAAATGTCAGTAAAAATAAACTCACTTGAATTTGAGAACGTAAAGAAGATAAAAGCCGTACAGCTTGAGCCTGCAAAGAATGGGCTTACTGTTATCGGCGGTAAGAACAGGCAGGGCAAGACCTCTGTCCTTGACGCTATCGCTTGGGCGCTTGGTGGTGACAAGTATAAGCCGTCCTCTCCTCAGCGTGAGGGGTCTGTTGTCGAACCGCATTTGAAGATCACCCTCGACAATGGAATCGTAGTGGAGCGTTCGGGCAAGAACAGCTCCCTCAAAGTCACCGACAGCACAGGCAAAAAAGGCGGTCAGCAGCTTTTGAACAGCTTCGTTGAGCAGTTTGCACTTGACCTGCCTAAGTTCATAAATCAGTCAAGCAAGGAAAAAGCTTCAACTCTGCTGAAAATAATCGGTGTGGGTGATACGCTCTATCAGCTTGAGCATAAGGAACATTCCCTCTATGACCAGCGTACCGCTATCGGCAGGATAGCTGACCAGAAGTCTAAGTTTGCAAAGGAAATGCCTGTGTACGCAAACGTTCCTTCCGAGCCTGTTTCAGCCTCAGAGCTTATCAGACAGCAGCAGGATATACTTGCTCGCAACGGCGAAAATCAGCGTAAGCGTGACCAGAAAGAATACTACGAAAAGCAGTTGGAGCTTGCTAAGTCCGCCTATGAACGTGCAAAAGCAAGCTATGAAGCGGCAGTGAACAACTTCAAGCTTGCAAGCCTTGACGCACAAGACCTTGTGGACGAAAGCACAGCGGAGCTTGAAAAGAATATCTCAGATATCGAGGAGCTGAACAAGAAGATAAGAGCAAATCTCGACAGGGAGAAAGCTGAGATAGACGCTGAGGACTACCGTTCACAGTATACATATCTCACTGAGCAGATAGAGGACGTAAGACAGGCTAAAACTGACCTGCTGGGCAGTGCCGACCTGCCCCTTGAGGGGCTTTCAGTTGAGGACGGAGAACTGCTGTATAACGGGCATAAGTGGGACAGTATAAGCGGTGCTGAACAGCTTATCGTCGCTACCTCTATCGTAAGAAAACTCAATCCTGACTGCGGTTTTGTCCTGCTGGACAAGCTTGAACAAATGGATACCGACACCCTTGAAGACTTCGGCAAGTGGCTTGAAGCACAGGGCTTGCAGGCGATAGCCACAAGAGTTTCCACAGGTGACGAGTGCAGTATCATTATTGAGGACGGCAGGTCAATGGACAATGATAAGGAAGAAAACACAGAAACGAAAACTTGGAAAGCAGGTGCATTTTAATGTATGAGATAACATCAGGAGTTGTAAGCTCCGCACAGAAAGTCGTGATATATGGTCCTGAGGGCATAGGCAAATCCACCTTTGCGGCTCAGTTCCCTGACCCTGTATTTATTGATACTGAGGGCAGTACAAAGAAGCTGAACATCAGACGTTTCCCTAAGCCAACAAGCTGGGAAATGCTCAAAAACGAGGTAAAGGAAGCTATGAACGGCAGGCTCTGCAAGACCCTTGCCATTGATACATTTGATTGGGCTGAACAGCTTTGCATTGAAACGATCTGCTCGGCACATCAGAAGAAAGGCATTGAAGATTTCGGCTACGGCAACGGCTATGTTTACGAGAAAGAGGAAATAGGCAAGTTCCTTAATCTCTTGCAGGAGGTAGTTGACAGCGGTATCAACGTTGTGCTTACGGCTCACGCTCAGATGAGAAAGTTTGAACAGCCTGACGAGCTGGGTGCTTATGACCGTTGGGAACTGAAACTCGGCAAGAAAACTTCTTCTCAGATATCGCCTCTTGTGAAAGAATGGGCAGATATGGTGCTGTTTGCAAACTACAAAACATATGCAGTAGCTGTGGATAAGGACGGCAAGAAGTTCAAGGCTCAGGGCGGTGACCGTGTTATGTACACCACACATCACCCTTGCTGGGACGCTAAAAATCGTGACGGACTTCCGTCTGAAATGCCTTTTGAGTATAGTGGCATAGCTCACCTGTTTGCGTATACACAGCCTGTTGAAATGCCTAAGCCTGTTCCTGCACCGACAGTTCAGACAGCACAGCCTACACAGACCGCACAGACTGCCACACAAAAATCGGACGAGCCTCTTACAGATCTCAGCGGCTTTGAGGACGTTGCACCACCACCTATCGTTATCCCTGAGGGCATACCGAAAGCACTTGCAGACCTTATGAGAGCCAACAACGTAAGCGAATCGGATATACGTCTTGTGGTATCTCAGAGAAACTATTTCCCTTATGATACTCCTATCACAAACTATCCTGACGACTTTGTGCAGGGCTGTTTGATAGGTGCTTGGGAGCAAATGCTGCCGCTTATCAGAGAAAATCAGAAAGTACCATTTTAAAAGGAGGACAACACTATGGATAATTTTATGGAATACGGCTGGGAAGATGAGATAGTCAACGAGGGTGGGGACTTTGTCCTGCTCCCTGAGGGGGACTATGACTTCACCGTTGCAAAGTACGAACGTGCAAGACACGAGGGGTCGGCAAAAGTGCCGCCCTGCAATATGGCAAAGGTCACATTCACCATTTGGGGTGCAGAGGACAGCGTGGAGATAACAGAGAACTTCTTCCTTTGCAACAAGTTTGAGTGGAAGCTCTCAGCACTTTTCCTGGCTCTCGGGCTAAAAAAGCACGGTGAACCGCTGAAAATGAACTGGAACGCTATCACAGGCAAAAAGGGCAAGTGTCACGTCTACGTTGACAACTACAAGAACAAGGACGGTGAGGACAGACAGTCCAACAAGATAAAGAAGCTCTATGCCTATGACGAGAATGTGACTACCGTTCAGCCTGCTCAGACGCAGACACCGCAGTATAGTCAGCCTGCTCAGACAGGTGGCTGGAAAGCCGGTGCGTTCTGATGATGAATTTAAGACCATATCAAAACGAGGCTAAGCTTGCTATACTCGAACAATGGTCTGAGGGAATAAATAAAGTCCTTGCAGTTCTGCCCACAGGAACGGGAAAGACAATACTTTTCTCGGCTGTTACGGAAGAATGTGTGCGGCAGGGTAAGCGTGTGCTTATCCTTGCCCACAGGGGCGAACTGCTCGACCAGGCGGCTGACAAGCTTATGAAGTCAACAGGGCTTGGCTGTGCCACCGAGAAAGCAGAGCAAAGCTGTTTAGGCTCTTGGTATCGTGTGGTGGTAGGCTCAGTTCAGACCCTTATGCGTGAGAAAAGGCTCAAAGGCTTTTCGGAAAATTACTTCGATACCATAATAATTGACGAGGCTCATCACGCTATCTCAGACGGCTATCAGAGAGTGCTTGACCATTTTCCAAAGGCTCAGGTACTCGGGGTAACAGCTACACCTGACAGGGGCGATATGAAGAACTTAGGCTCGGTGTTCGACAGCCTTGCATATGAATACACCCTGCCGCAGGCTATCAAAGAGGGCTATCTTTCACCTATCAAGGCTATCACCATACCGCTGAAACTTGACCTTTCAGGAGTATCAACTCAGGCAGGAGATTTCAAGGCAAGTGATATCGACACGGCACTTGACCCTTATCTTTATCAGATAGCTGATGAAATGCTCAAATACTGTAAGGAACGCAAGACAGTTGTGTTCCTGCCGCTTGTCAAGACCTCTCAGAAGTTCCGTGATATCCTTATCAGCAAGGGTTTCAACGCCGCTGAGGTCAACGGAGAAAGCACAGACAGAGCGGAGATACTTGAAGCTTTCGACAAGGGAGAATACAACGTGCTGTGCAACTCAATGCTCCTCACAGAGGGATGGGACTGTCCGTCAGTTGACTGCGTTATCGTGCTAAGACCGACAAAAGTGCGTGGGCTTTACTGCCAAATGGTAGGCAGAGGCACAAGGCTCTGCGAGGGAAAGACAGAGCTTTTACTGCTGGATTTCCTATGGCACACAGAACGCCACGAGCTTTGCAGGCCTGCACACCTTATCTGTCAGAATGAAGAGGTCGCTGAGAAAATGACCGAAAACCTTGCCAATGAGGCAGGTTGTGCAGTGGATATCGAAGAGGCAGAAAAACAGGCAAGCGAGGACGTTGTGGCACAGCGTGAAGAGTCTTTGGCAAAACAGCTCAAAGAAATGAAAACACGCAAGCGAAAGCTCGTTGACCCTTTGCAGTATGAAATGTCAATACAGGCTGAGGACTTGTCCTCTTACGTTCCTGCTTTTGGCTGGGAGTGTGCTCCTGCTACCGACAAGCAGAAAGCAAAGCTTGAAAAGCTGGGCATTTTCCCTGACGATATAGACAACGCAGGCAAGGCAAAGCTTATCCTTGACCGACTTGAAAAGCGCCGCAATGCAGGACTTACCACCCCTAAGCAGATAAGGCTGCTTGAAAGCAAGGGCTTTGAACACGTTGGCTCTTGGAGCTTTGACAGTGCAAGCAAGATGATAGCCCGTATCTCTGCCAACGGCTGGAGAGTTCCTAGAGATATCGACCCTAAGAACTACACACCTGAGAACTAAGGAGAAGTGAATGGATAACACAAATTTGCTTAAAATGCTTGAATACATAGACCCTGCAAGCTGTGATTATCAGGAATGGGTCAACGTTGGAATGGCTCTCAAGCACGAGGGCTATTCCGTGAACGATTGGGACAGTTGGTCGAGGTCAGACAGCCGTTATCACAGCGGTGAGTGTGAACACAAGTGGCAAGGCTTTAACGGCAATGCTCAGCCTGTGACCGCAGGAACTATCGTGCAAATGGCAAAGGAAAGAGGATACAGCCCCCATGAGTTTAAGGCATACGATTGGGACGGCGAGATAGTTGCAGAAGAAAGCAGTCCCCTTGTAAACGGCGGTGAGGGCATACCGATCACCGAGCCTGCCCAATGGGATCCTGTCAAGGAGATAGTCACATATCTTGAAACACTCTTTGAGGCAGGGGAGAACGTGGGCTATGTTACGCAAACGTGGGAAACCGAAAAGGACGGCAAGACCAAGTATCTGCCTACAAAGGGGTGCTGTGACAGGACGGCAGGGGAGCTTATCAAGAGGCTTGGCGAATGTAACGGCGACATTGGTGCGGTGTTTGGCGACTACAAGGAAGAAGCCGGAGCGTGGATCCGCTTCAATCCTCTTGACGGCAAGGGCGTAAAGAACGAGAATGTAACAGACTACCGCTATGCTCTTGTTGAAAGCGACAGTATGCCTATAGAACAGCAGAACGCCGTGATGAGAGAACTTGAACTTCCTATCGCTGTGCTTGTATACAGCGGCGGAAAGAGCGTTCACGCTATCGTCAAGATAGACGCTCCCAACTATGATGAATACCGCAGGCGTGTTGATTTTCTTTACAAGGTCTGCAAAGAGAGCGGTCTTGACATAGATAAACAAAACCGCAATCCCTCACGTCTTAGCCGTATGCCAGGCGTTATGAGGAACGGCAAGAAACAGTTCATCATTGACAAGAACATAGGAAAAGAAAGCTTTTCAGAATGGAAAGATTACATAGAAAGTATCAATGATGATCTCCCTGACCCTGAGAGCCTGAGTGCTGAGTGGGATAACCTGCCTGAGCTTGCTCCGCCACTTATTGACGGCGTTCTCAGACAGGGTCACAAAATGCTCATTGCAGGTCCGTCAAAGGCAGGCAAGTCTTATGCACTTATCGAGATGTGCGTGGCGATAGCTGAGGGGGTCAAGTGGTTTGGCTGGCAATGCACCAAAGGTAAGATACTATACGTCAACCTAGAGCTTGACAGAGCATCTTGTCTGCACCGTTTCAAGGACGTGTACACCGCAATGCACCTAGAGCCTGAAAACCTCAGTAGCATAGACATATGGAACTTGCGAGGTCACAGCGTACCAATGGACAAGCTTGCACCAAAGCTTATACGCCGAGCAAGCAAGAAGAATTACATTGCCGTGATAATAGACCCTATCTACAAGGTCATAACAGGCGACGAGAACTCAGCAGACCAAATGGCGCACTTTTGCAACCAGTTTGACAAGGTATGCACAGAGCTTGGCTGTGCGGTCATATACTGCCACCACCACTCAAAGGGAGCGCAGGGCGGTAAGCGTTCAATGGACAGAGCCAGCGGTTCAGGAGTATTCGCCCGTGACCCTGACGCACTTCTTGACCTTTCAGAGCTTGACATTTCAGACAGCCTTTACAAGCAGCAGGAGGACGAAACTGTTTGCCGTATCTGTGAGGACTGGATGAGGAAATTTTACAGAAATACTGATGATCTTTGTTCACAGGACGATCTTGTTACGCCGTCAAAAATGCTTGAGATAACGCACAAGTACCTGCACCCGAACTCATACAAGCTTATGATGGCCGACATAGACAAGGCTAAGCTTGCGGTAAGAAACCGCACAGCATGGCGTATAGAGGGTACTCTGAGAGAGTTCCCGAAATTTGCTCCCCTCAATATGTGGTTTGATTATCCTGTTCACAGAGAGGATACTGTGGGCGTGCTTAAAGACTACGAGGTGGAGGACATCTCACCGAATTGGAAAAAGAATTTCAGCAAGAAGAAGACCAATGAAGACCGCAGCAAGGAACGCAAGGAGAGCATTGAAACAGCTTTCAGCGGTGTGCAGGAGAACGGCAAGTGCCGCATTTCTGAGCTGGCGGAGTACATAGGAAAGAGCGAAAAGACCGTTGGAAGATACCTCAAAGAGCATGGTGGCTTTTGGATAGAAGAGGGAGAATGCGGCTTAAAAGCTCAGTAGACAGACAAGACAAAATCGAATTTTTGAACTTTAGACAGACAGGAAAAAATCGAAAAAGTGTCAGGACAAAATCGAACTTTTTTCTTGTCGGACAATATCGAAAATTACCGAGTTTGTCGGACGGACAGACAAATCTATTATTATAAACAATACTTTTTGTCGGGGGCTTGAAACTGCCCCGACGAAAAAGTAGTTTGAATAATGACGCGCGAGGAGGAGCACACGCAGATGAAAGCAACAAGAAGTAAGGCAAGGCAAGACGTTGTTAATGCAGCTAAGAAAATGCCACCGCTTTTTCATAAGCTGCCTAATGAAGATTTCGACTATCGAAAATCACGCACGCTTTGGTGGCTCGTGAAACAGCCGCAGGTACTCAAATACATTTGGGATATGGTCAAACAGTCGGGAGCTTTGGTGTATGATGACAAGTCACACAAGTGGCACGGAGTAGATTTCAAATGCGAGGAGGAAGATGATGACTGAATTTTTTATGGCGATGATACCGCCGACGGCTACAGCACAGGAACACAAGGTGGCAGTAAGAAACGGCAAGCCGATATTTTATGACCCACCCGAAGTCAAGGAGGCAAAAGAAAAGCTCACGGCAAACCTTGCAAGGCACAGACCGCCTGAGAAATACATCTGTGGGATAAGGCTGGTAACAAAGTGGCTGTTTCCAAATGACGGCAAGCACAAGGACGGAGAGTACAAGACAAGCAAGCCTGACACGGATAACTTGCAGAAGATGTTCAAGGACTGTATGACACTATGCGGCTTTTGGACTGACGACCAGCTTGTGGCGAGTGAGATATGCGAGAAGTTTTGGGCGGACATACCTGGCATTTATGTGAGGATAGAGGAGCTATGACGATACACGAAGTAAAGAAAAGTCTTGGACGCAGGGTAAGCTACAACGGCTCTGATTGCTACGAACTGACAGGGTGCATTATCCGCAAGAGCAGTAAGACAGGTCAGTTCTTCTATCAGGCAGAGATCGCTGACAAGACTTGTGGCAATACGTTGGTGTATTGTAGGCTGGAAGAGTTGAGGTGTGAGGAGGCAAAAGAATGAAAACACATGATCTGAAACTTAGCATAGAATTCTGTGACGCCGTTCTGAGCGGTGAGAAAACTTTTGAGGTCAGAAAGAATGACAGGGGTTTTCAGACAGGAGATCTGATAAGATTTATACCGACTGACGGAACGTCTTATCGTAGCTCAGACGGCACAGTAAGAGAACACGCAAAACATGAGATATCAGGGCACACATACAAGATAACATATATCCTCAACGGCTGGGGAATAAAGAATGGGTATGTTGTGCTGGGAATAAGAGAGGAGAGATCCAATGGAAAGAAACAACCCAATGACCATGTCACGCCTGAAAGCCTACCGCAGGAACGCCTCAGCCATTGAGGACATCAAGGCAGAGCTTTCTGGCAAGTACGTTGCCGACAGTATCAGCGTATGCACTCCACCGTCCTACACGCCACACAGCACACGCATAGACGGCTTTCTGCCAAGCGGTGATACACTTTCATTGCTGTGTGAGCAGGCTCGACTAGAGCGTGAGCAGAGGGCTGTGGAGGAGTTTATCAAGGGGATAGAGGACTATCAGACACGGCGAATGTTCGTGCTGAAATTCATCAAGGGTAAGACGTACTTGCAGATAGCTATGCAGGTGAGTGGTGGAAGAATGTCAGAGAGCGGAGTGCGAATGAAAATTCAAAGATATTTGCAAGAAAAGTGAAAATTGTGCGGTTTGTGCGTTTTAGGTGTGTTATAATTTAAACTGAGGAAAGTGTAGATGTACCTCAGACTTGTACTTTCATTGAAGTCACCTCCAATTTTTTTAAGCCCCGTAAGGGGCTTATGCAGAACGTGAGTGCATGAGCTTACGTTCTGTTCCATACGGTCAGTTGGTTGCCCGTAAAAGCCAACACATAATATTTGAACCGCCGCCAAGCTTTCGGGCTTCGGGCGGTGTATGCAGGTCGAGAGCGAGCCACCGCTCAGATCTGCTCCACCATTTACAAAACTCCTTAAATTATTTTCACAAGAGGCACTCCTATGGGGTGCCTTTTGCGTTGCACGGAGGTATACAATGCCAGTACCAAGACCAGATCGAAACGGCTCACATCAAACACAGTTTCGTATCAACAAGAAGAAGATATATGCTACCCAAACAGTCTGCGGTATCTGTGGAAAACCTGTTGATTTTTCCTTGAAGTATCCACACCCACTGTCAGCTTGCATAGATCATATCATACCCATTGCAAAAGGCGGTCACCCCTCAGCCCTTGAAAACCTACAGCTTGCTCATTGGTGTTGCAATCGTCAAAAATCTGATAAATTGGTAGAAAAACAGGTGTTTGACCAAAAGGTTGAAGCCGTATCCAACCGTGTTTTACCGCAAACTTTTGATTGGAAGTCGATTTAAGCACGAATTTCCACGAAATTTCCAATTTTTTTGAGCATATGGGGGCATACCACCCCCTTTGAGGGCGCTTTTCACGTTCACGCCTTCATTGTGTAAATATCTCGCAGAATTTTAAACAGGAGCAAAAATATGACAAACGAAATATACGGAATTGACTATCTGCGACGCAGACTTGCCGATAAACAACAACGAGTGCTATTGAGATATAAGTACTACGAAATGAAAAATAACGCACAGGATTTTTCGAGCCTTGCTCCCGAAAAATTCAAGGGGCTAAAGGAAACTGTCGGTTGGTGTGCGAAAGCAGTCGATAGCCTTGCTGACCGCTTGCAGTTCGATGAATTTCAAAATGATGAATTTAATCTGAGCGAAATATTCTTGTCAAACAATCAGGATATACTCATTGATTCTGCGGTGCTTTCGGCTCTTATCTCAGCGTGTTCTTTCGTCTATATCCGAGAAGATAACCGCTATCCACGCCTGCAGGTCATTGACGGCTCAAATGCCACCGGTATCATTGATCCTGTGACAAATCTGCTAACCGAGGGCTATGCAGTGCTTGAGCGTGACAGCATGGGTGTTGTAAAGACAGAGGCTTATTTCATGGCAGGCATGACGGAAATATATTCCCATGGTGTGCTTGTTCAGCGTATACCAAGTTCTGCACCATATGCACTGCTCGTGCCGATAATATATCGTCCTGACGCAAAGCGTCCGTTCGGTCACAGCCGTATTTCAAGAGCCTGCATAGCCTATACGCAGACAGCTCTCAGAACTATAAAACGCTCTGAGGTGTCGGCTGAATTTTACAGCTTTCCTCAAAAATATGTGCTTGGATTATCTGAGGACGCAGAGTTCAATAACCGCCTTGCTACGATATCCTCTTTTCTGAACTTCACGAAAGACGGCGACGGCGATCACCCCATTGTAGGACAGTTTCAACAGCAATCAATGACGCCATATACTGAACAGCTGAGAACACTTGCAAGCCTGTTCGCGGGAGAAACAGGACTGACCCTTGATGACTTGGGCTTTGCCACCGAAAACCCCTCCAGCGCAGAGGCTATCAAGGCAGGTCATGAAAACCTACGATTAACGGCACGCAAGGCGCAGAGGACGTTCGGAACAGGTCTGCTCAATGTGGGTTATCTTGCCGTTTGTATCCGTGACAGATACGCATATCAAAGAGATGCGTTCAGAGATACAAAAGTCGCATGGCTGCCTATCTTCGAGCCTGACGCTGCTACACTTTCAGGTGTGGGCGACGCTATTTTGAAAATAAATCAGGCTGTTCCTGACTACTTAGGTGCAAGAAACATAAAGGCTCTCACAGGTATGGAGAGTGACGGCAAATGAGCGCACTTTCAGACAAAATAAAAAGCGACCTTGTCAAGCTTTCAAAAAGCGACAAACATTTGCAGAGCATTATAAAAAGGCTTGAAAGCGGTAACGCAAACCTCGCTGATGTTGATGACTTCGCACAGGCAACAGGAACTGTGCTGAAAAAAGTCTTTGAAAAAAGCATAACCGAAAGTCTAAAGGCTTTTACAGATGAACAGCTTATTGCTGAGATACTCGGTGATATATTCGGTGATAACTACGAACTTATAAACTCTGTGGCTGAAAATATCCAAAAGCAGCTTGATAAGGTGGCAGGCATAGGCATAAAGCCACAAAGAGCAGATTTCCCCTCTGAGAGGATAGAAAATCTTGCAAAAGTGACGGCTCAAAAGGACCTTACCGACAAGACGTCGCTCAGCGAGTTCACTGCGTCAGTTGAGAACATAAACGGCTCGATTTTTACCGATTATGTCAAAACAAATGCTGATTTTCGCAGTAAAGCAGGACTTAGGGTGTACGTTATCCGCTCAGACCACAGCAAATGCTGTGCGTGGTGTTCAAAGCTTGCAGGAAAGTACGTCTATCCTGATGTTCCAAAAGACATATGGCGACGGCATAAGCGCTGCACCTGTGAGATAACCTACGTCAATGAAAAGGCAGGCACATATGACCAAATAAGCTACTCAGACGTTCAAAACGGCAAAGAGATCGAAACACGCAAGCAGGTCACAAGGCTCACACCTGAGCAGGCGAGAGCTAAGGAAAAAGAAGTGCTTAGCAGGATTGACAAATCGAAAAAAAGTGGTATAATGAAATCAGGAAGAAACCTTGAACGAAAAGAGCAAAACATAGGTGCGTTCTCAACGTTGACAGTGCCAATGCAGAAAAGAGAAATTCTGAACATATGTAGAAAATATTCTATTGATACTAGCGGAATAACCTTTAAGATTCAGCGTTCTGAAAAACTCCTTGCACTCCCTTTTTATGGCTCAACAGACTATAATAACATAGGAAGAATAGACTTGTTCCCAAGTGCATTTTCTTCTGAAGAGGAATTAGTAAAAACCATATTGCATGAAAAGTGCCACGTTTTACAGCTAAAGAAACATGGCAAAGCATATGCTCAGCAAAACTTAGATTTAATGGAAAAACAAGCTTATAGGTTTGAACGATTATTTTATAGCTTGGTTACAAAGAGGTGATAGTATGAAATGGCTTGACAATCTAGCGAGTATAAAGCAGCTCCATAAGGCAGGCAAATGCCCATATTGCGGACAAGAAAATACAGATTACAGATTGCTTGAAATAAGCAGTGGTAAAGGATATGGAGATGTTTGGTGCAATGACTGTAAAAAAGCTTTTCATATTTCTCGTATAGAAGTATTAGAGACAGACATTCGAGAAAAGCAGTTACCTCCTGAACTCAAATATTAGTTAATAACCGCTCCGCTACGGCGAGGCGGTATTTTTATACCCAAAATCAGAAAGGACGGATAAATATGAATTTCGGACAGGCGATCGAAGAAGCAAAGAGAGGTAAGAAAATAGCAAGAAAAGGTTGGAATGGCAAAGGACAGTATGTTGAGCTTGCCACTAATGTTAGTTATAAATCACCTAATGGTACTGTGACAAATGTAAACCATAAGGATATGGGCAATAAAGCATTAGCGTTTGTGGGAACTTCTGGCGTACAACTTGGCTGGCTTGCAAGTCAAGCAGATATGTTGTCGGAAGATTGGCAGACAATAGACTAATCAAACATCGGAACTAAGCACCTTAACGGGTGCTTTTTTCATACCCAAAAGGAGGTAATTCCCTATTGAGGATAAGAGAGTCGGCAGGCAGACCCCCACCACAGCCCTTGTCCTGCCTTATGAGCAGACTAAGGGCAACGAGGCTGTAGAGTTATATAACAGCACAGGCAGAACTGCTCAGGAATGGCAGGAAATACAGCTATATGACATAATGGCGACCAATGACGAGGGATTGTGGACGCATATGAAATACGGCTACAGCGTGCCAAGACGTAACGGAAAATCTGAAATACTTATAATGCGTGCTCTCTGGGGACTTATCCACGGAGAGCGTGTTCTTTATACGGCACACAGAACGACCACCTCTCACAACGCATGGGAAAAGGTCATTGAACGTCTTGCAAAGGCAGGATATACCGAAAAAGAGGATTTCAAGACCACAAAACAGTTTGGCCTTGAACGTATCGAGTGGCTCAAAGATAATGACGGAGGTCTTATCAACTTCCGTACACGTTCATCAAAAGGCGGACTTGGTGAGGGCTATGACCTGCTCGTTATAGACGAGGCTCAGGAGTACACGGCTGACCAAGAAAGTGCATTGAAATACGTTGTTACCGATTCTGCAAACCCTCAGACACTGATGTGCGGCACTCCTCCCACTGCGGTATCATCTGGAACTGTGTTCTATCAGTACCGCCGTGATACGCTTAGCGGAACTAACGTTGACAGCGGCTGGGCAGAGTGGAGCATACCTGAAATGGCTGACGCACATGACCCTGAACTTTGGTATGAAACAAATCCCTCACTCGGTACGATATTAACCGAGCGTAAGATACGTTCAGAGCTTGGCAAAGACCAGACAGACGATAATATCCAGCGTTTAGGACTGTGGTTAAGATATAATCAGAAGTCTGCCATAAGCCGGGAGGAATGGCATAACTATCAGATCGATACAGCACCAAAGCTTTCAGGCACGCCCGAACTGTTCTTCGGCGTTAAGTATGCAAGATATACGGCAAATGTTTCTCTTGCAGTTGCCGTTAAAACTTCTGACGGCAAAATATTCGTTGAAGCTATTGACTGCCGCCCTGTGCGAGAGGGAAACGGCTGGATAATCTCATATCTCAGAAATCCTCACGCAAGGCAAGTGACCATAGACGGTGCAAACGGACAGGCTGTGCTTGAAAGTGATATGAAAGACGCAGGAGTTAAGTGCAAGGCTGTGCTTCCAAAGGTGTCAGAGGTGGTGCAGGCGTCAGCTCAGTTTGAGCAAAGTCTATTTGCTGATAAGATATGCCACGCAGAACAACCTGCACTTGAGCAGGCTGTTTCAAACTGTGAACACAGAGCCATAGGCTCAGGCGGAGGTTTCGGTTACAGCTCAATAATGGAGGGTGCTGACATTTCGCTGCTAGAGTCGGTGGTGCTTGCACATTGGAGCTGTGCGAACGCTAAAGAAAAGAAAAAGCAAAAGATAAGCTACTGATATATGAAAGGAATGATATTATGGCAGAAGAATTTGAGCCTGTCACAACGCAGGAACAGCTTGACAAGATCGTAAATGCCAAGCTGGAGGAAAACACAAATGCTGTCACAAAGCAGTTCGAGGGATATGTTTCCCCTGCTGATATGGCAGAAAAGGTCAAGGGCTATGAAACCACTATAGCAGACCTTACGGCAAAGGGCAAGGCAGCTGAACAGAGCCTTTTCAGGGTGAGAGCCGCACAGGAGTACGGACTTCCTGCGGAGCTTTCTGACAGGCTCAGCGGTGAGGACGAAAAGTCTATAAGAGCCGATGCAGAAAAGATGTCAAAATACTTTAAGATATCACACAACGCCCCTGATTTCAGAGCAGAGGGCGACCCAAGCAAAAACAGTGCGGAAAACGCACTTAGAAGAACACTTGAAAAGCTGAAAGGAGAATAATCATGGCAGAAACAATTAAGAGAGGCACACTTCTTGAGCCTGAAACAGTAACAAGCATTTTTTCAACAGTAAAGGGTCATTCCTCCCTTGCAAAGCTCAGCGGCAGAGATCCTGTATCTTTTAACGGCAACGACTATTTCGTTTTCTCTATGGACGATGAGGCGGACGTTATCGGTGAAAGCGAGGCTAAATCCGCAGGCAGTGCTAAGCTCGGCAAGGTGACGATGAGACCGCTCAAGATCGAATACGGCGCACGCTTCAGTGACGAGTTCATCTATGGAACAGACGAGAAAAAGCTTGAAGTCATGAAAGCATTTGCAGAGGGTGCAGCAATCAAGTTTGCTCGTGCTATTGACATTCTTGGCTTTCACGGAATCAATCCGAGAAAGAAAACTGTTGTCGCTGCTCTCAATAATAACTATATCGACAAGGCGGTAGCTGACAATAGTGCAAAGGTCGATTTTGACGGCACAGATCCTGAGGGCAATCTTGAAGACGCTATTGCTCTGCTTGGCGACTACGAGGCAACAGGCTTTGCACTTTCAAAGGACTTTGCCTCTGCACTTGCAAAGCTCAAGGTCAACGGTGTAAAGCAGTATCCTGAGTTTGTTCTTGGTGCAAATCCAGGCAATCTCAATGGCACGGCTTGTGACGTCAACTCCACTGTAAACTTCAATAAGGGTACAGACAGAGCTATCGTCGGCGACTTTGCGAGAGCCTTTAAGTGGGGCTATGCTAAGGAACTTCCTTTGGAGGTCATTCCTTATGGCGACCCTGATAACTCAGGCAGAGATCTGAAAGGTCACAATGAGGTGTATCTCAGAACAGAGGCTTATATCGGCTTTGCTATCCTTGACCCTAAGGCGTTTGCAGCCGTTCAGGCCGTTCAGGCAACAGAATGAGCAACGTTTATGCCACTATCGACGACATAGCAGTATACGGACGAAAGCTTACATCACAGGAGCAGCAGGCGGCGGATAGTCTTATCGAGACCGCCTGCGCAAAGCTCCGTGTTATAGGCAAGCGTTACGGCGTTGATGTCAATTCCCTTGTGACAAGTGATGAAGACTATGCGTTGACAGTAAAGGCGATAATCTCAAAGGCTGTTGTGAGAAGTCTTGACTGTTCGGCTGATAATGCACCACCTGCTGTGCAGGCGTCGCAGGCAGCTATGGGCTATTCGGTGTCAATGACTTATCTCAATTCAGGACAATCTTTATATTTTCTTAAAAACGAATTGAAAGAGCTTGGTATCATTCGTCAGAGGTGGGGAGCTATGGAGGTATATGACTATGAGAACAATGATAAAGGGAATTTCGGTGAAGCTTAAAGTGCAGACGCAGACAGGTGTTGACGGCTTTGGCAGACCAACTTATGAGGATAGCTGGGAGCTTGTTGACAACGTGCTTGTGGGCGAGCCGTCATCTGATGATGTTATAAGTGAGCTTAACTTATCAGGTAAGCGGATAGCCTACACCCTTGCAATACCAAAAGGAGATACACACGTTTGGGAGAACACCGAAGTTGAATTTTTCGGCAGAAGATTTCGCACCATAGGCTATCCTACTGAGGGTATTGAAGAAAACCTGCCTCTCAGCTGGAACAAGAAAGTCAAGGTGGAACTGTATGGGTAAAGTGAAGATAGTTCTTGACCGCAAGGCAGTAAGGCAAATGCTGCGTTCAAAAGAGGCTGAGAACATATGCCGTGAGTTTGCCGACAAAGCGGCACAGCGGCTGGGTGACGGCTACGAGGTGTCCACCTATTCAGGTAAAAAGCGTGTGAACGCAAGCATAAAGGCTGTGACCTACAAGGCGAGAAAGGAAACAAAGCAAGACAATGCCATATTAAAGGCGGTGCTGAGAAAATGATAGAAGAAGTTATACTGAACTATCTCAGTAAAACCTTAAAGGTTCCTGTTCTAATGGAAGAATCCTTAGCAACTACGGAACGTTTCATATTGCTTGAAAAGATAGGCTCGTCTGAAAGCAATGGGATATCATCAGCAACATTTGCAGTGCAATCATATGCTAAAAGCCTTTATGAGGCGGCAAAGCTCAACCACGCAGTTAAAGCGGCTATGCGTGACGCTGTGGTGCTTGATGATGTTATATCCTGCAAGCTGAACAGCGATTATAATTATACCGACGAAGAAACAAAACGATATCGCTATCAGGCGGTATTCGATATACGATTTTACGATTAAAAGGAGAGATAACAATGGCAAACACCAATAATGCAAACAACGTTACCGCAGGCAAGCCTAAGATAGGCGGTGCGGTATATCGTGCAAAAAAGGGTACTGCACTGCCTACAGACGCTACAACGGCTCTTACAGAGGCGTATAAGTGTCTTGGCTACTGCTCAGAGGACGGACTGTCAAACGGCAATGACCGTTCAAGCAATAAGGTAGCTGCATGGGGCGGAGATGTAGTGCTTAATATGACGAATGCAGGCAGTGATACCTTTACGCTGACCCTTATAGAAGGACTAAGTGAAGAGGTCCTTAAAACTGTCTACGGATCTGATAACGTAACTGCTAATGCGAGCAATGACATCACAGTGGCGGTAAACGGCGGCTCAGACGAAGAAGCTGTGTATGTATTCGAGCTTATACTCAAAGGCGGAGCTTTAAAGCGTATCGTAGTGCCGTGTGCTTCTGTGACATCACTTGGCGAGGTCAAGTATTTTGATACAGACGCTGTGGGTTACAACATAACGCTTACCGCTGTCAATGACGAGAGCGGCAATTCTCACTATGAGTACATTCATTTGAAGTCTGAGTAACAGGAGGAAGATCATATGCTTAAAGGTATCACAAAAAGCGGCTTTGAATATGAAGTCGAAGATAAGGCTCTTGATAGCTGGGAACTGCTTGAATCACTTGTGGAAGTCGATGAGGGCAATGTGGGCGCTATCGTAAAGGTGGCAAGACAGCTTCTTGACAAGCGACAGCTTGACAAACTCAAAAATCATTGCAAGGATCCTGATACAGGCTGTGTGTCAAAGAACAAAATGTTCATAGAGCTTGCCGATATACTCGGTGGCAAAGGCTCTGAAAGTGAAAAGCCAAAAAACGTCTGAGGGCTGTCTGCGGACTTGCCCATATGATATGCCGTGATGAGATATCTCTTGTCTGCGATTTTGCAGAGGTCTATCACGTTTTTGATTACAGGTCGCTGTCAGCTCAAATGGCAGCGACACTTTTTGTGGGTCTGCGTCCGGACAGCCGTTGCAAAATGTCCCTCTCCGGAGATAAATACACCATTGACACTTTGCTTGTCGCAATGATATACGATAAGCTTGCATGGCTTCAATGGGCGAAAACCAAAGACGGGGCAAGAGGGATAAATATGCCCGAAACCGTTGTATCAAAGCTTATAGGCTCTGATAAAGAGAATAATGCGAGAGGCTTTGGAAGTATCGAAGAATTTGAAATGGAAAGACAAAGAATTATCGGAGGTGAAAAATAATGGCGGAGGGAACTAAGCTTGCAGACGCATATGTGCAGATAATACCTATCTCTGAGGGGATAACAAGCAAGATAAAGGAACTCTTTAAGGGCCTGCCCGACGAGGGTGACAGCGCAGGCGAGAAAACAGGCGAAAGCTTTGCAACGAAACTCAAAAAGGCTATAGCGGCGGCAGGTGTGGGAGCGGCTATAAGCAAGGTCGTCACCTCTGCATTCACTGAGGGTGCGGCTCTTGAGCAATCCCTTGGCGGTGTTGAAACGCTGTTCAAAAAGCACGCCGACATCGTCAAGAAGAACGCACAAGATGCCTACAAGACCGCAGGAGTTAGTGCCAACGAGTATATGGAGAACGTCACGAGCTTTTCTGCGTCGTTGCTTTCATCTCTTGGCGGTGACACTCGAAAGGCGGCTGAGGTCGCTCACACTGCTATGGTGGATATGTCCGACAACGCCAACAAATTCGGCTCGGATATGCAGTCTATACAAAACGCTTATCAAGGTTTCGCAAAGCAGAACTACACAATGCTTGACAACCTCAAACTTGGCTACGGTGGAACAAAGTCTGAAATGGAACGGCTCTTGCAGGACGCTCAGAAGCTCAGCGGAGTTGAATACAACATTGATAATCTGAGCGACGTTTACAACGCTATCCACACAATTCAGCAAAACCTTGATATCACAGGCACAACAGCCAAAGAGGCAAGCACCACCTTTTCAGGCTCCTTTGCAAGCATGAAAGCTGCCGCCAAGAACTTTCTTGGTGTGCTTACATCAGGTGGTGATGCTGACAAGGCTTTCAATGACCTGATAGGTTCGACAGAAACATTTTTCGGTAACGTAAAGCGACTTGCAAAGAGCTTTGTATCTCAAACGGCAAAGGTATTTGATTCAGCAGTTGGTCAGCTTTTTGAGAAAATGGGCGTTGACGCAGAAAATATAGAGGGCGTTATAGAGGGTGTTCACAACGCCCTTAAATCCATAACAGCGGCAATTGTGACATTCATTGCGGTGTCAAAGGTGTCTGCGGTCACAAAGTCCTTTGAGGGGCTTACTCTGCAAATGATACAAGGCAAGGCTATGGCAACGGCCATGAATGCCGAAATGGCTATAACTCAAAATCTTGCGGCAGGTATCGCTGCAGGAGTTGCACTTATAGGCAGTGCGATCATAAATCATTTTGCCAATGAGATAGATGTCACAGAAAGCAGTATAGTGAATTTGTCCGAGAGCGTCAAACAGTTTTCGGACAAATGTCTTTCCACCAAAAGTGCCGTTGAAAGTCTTCACGAAGAACTTGCCGACAGCACAGACAGTAATAAAAAGCAGGCTGACTCTTATCGTGCACTCAATGACAGACTCAAAGAGCTGAATGAAACTGAAAATAAAAGTGCTGATGAAAAAGCCGAAATGCAATCCATTATAGATCAGCTCAACGGCGATATAGACGGACTTAATCTGACCCTTGACGAGCAGACAGGCAGCCTTAAAAACAACGTAGCAGCGGTGAGCAATATGCTTGACGCTTATGCGGATATGCAGGACACGAAAGAGCTGCAGGACAAGCTTGCAGAGGCACTGCGAAATCAAGCGGCGGCTCAGAACGAGTATGATGAAGCACTTGAACGATACAAGCAGGCTAAGGCTGACGGCTTGACAGGTGATGATTTTGACGCACTTGCACTGTCCCTCAACACCGCTCACGGTGCACTTACAACAGCAAACAATGACCTTTCCTCTGTAAGACAGTCCATAGAGGAAGCAAACACCGCTCAGAAAGAATTTGCCGACGCTTATGCTCTTACAACAGGCTCGATAGCAGAACTCTCGGAAGAAACGCTGTCGCAGATAAATGACATCTGCGGCAAGTATGCAGACGCATACAAAACCCAGCACGATCTTGTGTTCGGACAGATAGATCTTCTTGACGAGTTCTGTGGAAAGTCAGATGTGACCGCCGAACAGCTTATCGCAAATCTTGACGATAACATAAACGGCTTTACCGACTGGGAAAACAACCTTGCTAAGCTGAAGAAAAAGGTCGCAGACGGCATTATCTCACAGGACTTTTACAATAATCTTGAAGAAATGGGTCCAAAGGGTGCAGGATACGCAAAGGCGTTTGTTGATATGTCAGATAAGGAACTCAAGAAATACTCTGCCAAGAGCAAGGGCATTTTTGACGAAATGAATGACTACGTTGACAGAAGTATGAGCAAGATGAAAGATTCTTCTGCAAAGCTCCTTGCAGACCTTGTTGACCTGCCGTCACAAAACTACTACAGTATGCGGACGGCGTATGAAGTACTAGGACAGTACGCCGCAGACGGCTACGCAGACGGCATACAGAGCAGAATGTCATTTGTAAGTGCCACAGTAAATGAAATGGTCATAAGGGGCATAACCGCCGCAAGACTTGCACAGGATTCACACTCGCCTTCAAGAGTTTTCCGCACGCTGGGCGGATATGTGGGCGAGGGCTATGCACTGGGTGTGGCTGATGAAACGTATCTTGCAGTGCAGGCTTCTGAAAACATGGTCAGATCTGCAATACAAAGTGCCAGCAGTGTTGACAGCAGGATAGATGTATCTTCACTGAGAGAGCAGACAGCTACACAAACTGTGCCTGATACGTCAAACATGGGTATGCGGTCGGCTATACTCAACGCCCTTGCAGAGTATGCCTCTGTTGACGGCAAAAGCACCAAACAGCCTATTAATGTAACTGTGGAGATAGACAAGCGAGCTGTTGGCAAGGCTGTGGTAGAAGATATAAACTCGCTGACGAAGCTTAATGGCAAGTCACCGCTTGTATAGGAGGTATGCAATGGAATATCTGAAATTCGGTGATACTGAAATAGCTGTGCCGACAACGTTCACAATAGATAAGAAAAAAATAATGTCCGATAATGCAGGGCTTTCCTCGACCTGCAAATATGTGGGTGACGTAAAGGGGCTACAGACCACGCTTCACATAGAGTGGGCAAATCTTCAACCGCAGGAAGTAGTGATTATAAACGAGTATGTTCTGAATGTGCAGGACGCTGATTTTCCTGTTACCTACCTTGATGAAACGTTCAACATGGTCACGGCACGTTTTAGGGCAGAGGGTACAACATACGAGCAGTGGGGTTGGGATAAGAAAAGACAGCTTTGCAAGGTGCTTTCCCTTGACCTTTATGCCTATTCCGGTACAGGTGAGGTGACATAAATGTACACAGTAAGCGACATCGTATCAACCAAGATTGAAAGTTACTGCCGCACCTGGCGAATGGAGCTTGAAGGCAGCGACAGCGTTATTTCGGGGGATAAGATCATATCTGCAAGCAGCACCTCTCAAAGCACCTCGCTCTCCGATGATATCGAGCTTGGCGCAGTGTGTTCACAGTCTTGGACGTTACAGATAAACGATGCTGAAACACGTTTTCTCGGCAGCGAGCATGACCTGTCCCTGTACCTTGCAGACCTCACAGGCGTGACCACCTACTCCACCCTAGAAGCCTACACCTACGCAGAGCTTTCAAAGCTGACAGTGGAGCAGATAAGCAAGCTTGGAGAGGTGCTTGACGGAGAGAGGATACCCCTTGGGCGTTTTACTTGTGTCAAGTCGAAAAAGTCGGGCGGAAATACTGAGGTCACTTTTGCGGACAGGCTGTATTTTTCCGACAAGGTCTACAAGCCCACTGTCACCCTGCCTGCATGGAGCAAAGATATCGAGGACGATATATGCAAGCAGTTGGGACTTCAAAACGGCAATGACTACACAAAGCCTGCAAAGCTCCGTGTAAAGGGCGGAGCAAGGCTTTACGGCAAGGGGCATATACGCCTAAAGACCGCAAACTTCGACTTCAAAATAAGCTCTATACCCAAAGACACCACAATGCGGCAGATGCTCAGCTACATCGCCTCGGCACAAGGCGAGTTCGGTTTTGTTGACCGATACGGCAGATACGTCCGCAAATGGTACGGCTCGAGCGTGAAGATACTGGACAA